CCCAAAATCTTCGCTTATCTTTTTTCATTTCTATTGAATGTAAAACTGTGGTATGATCTTGTCCAAAATATCTACCAATATCTGTAAGGTTCATGTTATATTTTTCATACAAGATGTTGTGAATAATATTTCTTGCTCTAACTATATCTTGTGTTCTAACTTTACCCATTAAACTTTTTTTGTGTACTTCGTAACGAACACAAATTCTATTAATAAGACTGTCAATAATTCTTGTGTTAGGTTTGGCAAATGAGTAGCTAATAATTCTTCTTGGCTTATAAGATTCTGGATCTCTTTTTTTACAATGTATCTTAGCTAACTTGTAGCCATTCTTAAATGCGTTCTTATATATTTTTTTTTCTTTCTTTGACAGATCACGATAGTGTCCTGCTCTCATAGCAAGTTTTATTTCAGTAAATATTTTATTTTTAGTCATAGATCCCCTTCATATTCCTTCAGTTTTTTTTTAATAGTAAATTAATAACTATCTAGCTGTCATTAATTCTTCTCTACATCTAGCACATTCTAAATATAAGTTATAGCTTTCAGCTTTTAACTTATTAGCCTTTTGAATTGTCTGGACATACATTTCACTTTTCTTTCTTTGTTTGTCCATCAGCTTCTGTAGACGATTTTTTGTCTCTACCATCTTGCTCCTTTATCACTTTTGTAAAATCAATTTTTAAATTACTGATTTTAATTTCTACAAATTCACCCTCGGTGCTAGGGTTTGCAGCTTTCTTCACATCATCAAAGCGTTCTTCTAATATAAAACTAGCCTCACCATGCTTTAATCTCTTATACTTATCCATTTTTATCCTTTTTGGCAACCTCTTTTTTGTGTATCTCCCTAGTCATTTTATTGTACACACTCATGTCTAAATAGTTGTCTGCCTTAAAATTTTTTGTTGATCTATATAGCTTTAATGCCATCATTAAATGACCTACTTGATGTGGTTTAATTCTTGTTCTTAAATTACCTGCAAGTATTATTGTAAACATTTCTGCCAACATAATAAAATTTTCTTGATAATTACCATAATCTTTTTGGCGATCATTAATAATCTTCTTCTCAATTTCTTGATCTATATCTGTGATTTTTTTGTCCATATTTTTTTTGGGTGTCTCGGGGAAGAAAACTACCGAAAGGGAACTAGAAAGAAAAACTCCCCCAAGACTAATACAAATTAATTAAAACTTGTATGATGGTTTATTACCATAACTAGGTTTGCTTTGAAACCCTTTATTTTGTGGTGCTGCAGGTTTATCATCATTAGAACTAGGTGGTGTCATTTTAATTGTGATACCGGTAATATTACCTTGTTCATCTAACTCATTCCATCCAGCTTGATTGTGCCAAACGTCTCCTATCTTAACACCTATGGTCCATTTCTTACCCTCTGGTGCTTTTAGGTTTGGTGGTGCTACCCAATCTGGTTGGTTCTCTGCGTTCTTGTTTTCGTTTCTAACCAAATTACACCATACTGTATCTTCACTCATGTTTACTCCTTTGTTATTGTCAGCTTTTACTGACCCTTGTTTGTTAATTGCAACTCTCTAGTATCAGCAACATCTTTTATTTGTTGATAAACTTTAGTGTTGTTTTTTATTAGATATTGAATGTGATTAGAATACTTCTCTGCTAAAATATTAAACTCTTTTATATTTTTAGCTGACTTAATCTCATTCTTTATATCTTCTACTTCAATACTATCATCAGTATAAGTAGGTTCTTCTATAGATTGCTCTACAGAATTTTGTTCAAATGGAACAGCGTTGTAGCCATCCTCATCTTTGATACCTGTTTTAAGATTTAGTAAATTTAGAAACGCATACTTTCGTGAGTATGACATAGCTTGTCCTGTTCCAAACATACTAATATCTCCGAATGATGAGCAACCATCAACAAGTATATGTTGTGTTGGATCATCAACATCATAAATTCGCATAGTACATACGACCATTACTTTTTTATAATTAGGTACAATCTCTGTCAGATAATTACAGGTCGCATACAAACCATTATCTAACAAGGCTTGTGTTGCTGTTGTTTGTACATCATCATGTAGCAATGGATTAAAGTGCATCCCATTTGCTTTTGTACCTTTCTTAACACTACCTGCACTTAAACAGGCATCATGTAGTTTTTGATATATATTTCTTTTCATGTTTCCTTTCATTTGTTTTTATTTAAAATGGTAATAGACCCCATACTTTTTGTGCGTAAATAAAAGTATAAGTTCCAACTACTTTTGTTTTTAATATTAACCAAGACATAGTTTTCCTTTCGTTGTTATTGTTTAATTCCCCATAAGTTTGTTATGAGTTTTTCTTGTTCTGGTGCTAGATCCTTATAATAAAAAGGATGATACATATCTGGTGGCTCACACATTTGTGCAAGTTCAGACAGACTTCCTTTGCAAAACATAATCATACGTTCCCAAAGTAAAATCTTATCAACCATTTTATAGTAAAGAAATTCCAGATGGTCTTTCTTCATCAACTCATGTGTCTCATCAAAAATAATATGATCCTTATCATTAGTATAAACTAAGTAAGGTATCTTCTTGGTACACATATAGTAGAACGAAGTCTGTGTAAGGTTATCTGTTGTAGGTTCAGTCGGCAATGCTTGACTACTCATTGTCCACTCTTCCTTGTTCTTAACCTTTCTAATATTGGGTGGCTTTGTTTTTAATTCTATAAATACTTTATCTGTAAGATAATCTACCTTACCTAAAATATCTTTTATCATTGTCATTTCTTTTTTTCTAACATGATATTCACAAATTAAGTTATCATCTTTAACAATATCTTTAACAACTTTTTCTGTAACACCTATACAATCAATCGCATACTCAACCATTTTTTCTCTGGCAAATTTATCTTTGTTGTCTACCGGTGGTTTTTCGTTTATCATGCCGAGTTCTGTTTGAAAAATTTTATTAAACTCTCTATCCCATTTAGGTTCTTTCATAGTAGATGTTTTCCAAATCTCATGTCCAATTAATTTTTGTACTGTGTTGTTTACAAGATTACCAAAGTTAGCTTTATATCTAAATGCAAAAGTTCTTCTGACATCTTGTGGAAAAGAATAATTAATTAAGTTCTTTGCCATAGGTGATGAGGTTGATGAGTATGACCAATGGTCTAAACCTTTACCACCATTGAATATTGAAAATGCGTCTTGTATTAGTTGTTCATCTTTTTTCATAAGTTCCTTTTTTTTCCACATTATATACACTAATTAATTTACTTGTAAAGGATTAAATATGATATATATACATACAAATCAGAGCAATAAAGAAAGGAAATATGACACTTGAAGAATACAGAAAAGATAAAGGTCTATCCTATTACAATTTTGGGTTAGAGCTTGGCATACAAGGGGTACAAAATCCCGGCACGTCTGTTCAAAGATGGTGCTTAACAGCAAAGGTAAAACGTTTTCCAGATCCAGAAATGGTAAAGAAAATTATAGAAGTTACAAAAAATAAAGTTACGATAAAGGATCTATATGAAAGCTGGTGGAAAACCAAAGTTTAAATACAAAAGAGTAAAAATTATTTGGCAAGATATTATAACAGACGCTAGTTGGTTTGATAGTTTAGAAGATGTAGAAAAATTAACTTTCCAATGGTGCGAAGATATAGGTTATTTATTTTCTAAAGATACTAAGACAGTTAAAATATTTACTTCATTTAATTATGATGGCGATAAGTTATCTGTTGGTACTGTCACAGTTTATCCTAGATCAGTTGTTAAAAAGATAGAGGTATTGAAATGACCTATGAGGGTATGTTTGATGAGGTTGAGTGTAAGTTTGAATTAGAAAGACAAAAAAAATATATACAAAAACAAGCTAGTATAATTTTTGCACTTGAAAGAGAGTTGGAAGAAAAAAATAACGAAATAATAATAATAAAAGGTAAACTGAAAGAGGAAAAATGATTGAGATGTTTTTACAAACACCAAAAGAGCTACAAGTATTGGTTTTATTTTTTGTAGTTTTTACTGTTTGGAATGTATTTAATGGAAAAAATTAATATTGAAAATAAATGTTTATTATATTTCTTTTTTAACAAAACAGAAAAAGTATATATAGGTGAAACTACCAAAGG